CAAAAGAGAGGCTCTTCGCTCTAAGTGCTTTGAGATTCTTTCTGAATTTCGCTGCACGGCGGGAAAGGTGGTATTCCTGGTCAGAAATACTGGGAGATTCTAAGTGATAACTTAGTCTTCCCCGTATACGATCCAAGATATTATCGACGAACTCCGAGAGGGAGATCATCTTTAATTCCTTTTTCGCCTCAGAGACGATTCTGAATCCAATATCTTCCAATTTAATGGAAATTTTAAGGTAAGTACGCACAGCTCCCAACGAAAACCGACAAGTGTCGGTTTTTGACGGGTCGGGATCGGTGGTCTGAGGAATCTGAAAGGTGATATATCGCCTTAACATTACCTCAGCTTCTTCCATCGCTTTTGCAAGCGGGGAAGAACCACCAACCGTCCAGATGTTCAGGGAACGACGATCGAAGAACACATCGATCGATTCGTTATCCGAAAGAACATACTGAACTATGCGTCGAACTGCCGGTTTTACATGAGACATCTCCGAACCTCGGGGATGAGGGAGGCCATAGCCTCCCAACTCAGTCGGCAGGAATACTTCGATTCCGATTTCCGCGATATATCGCAGGAAACCAACCATGGAATATTGGGCAAACAAGAGCATCGAGAGACGAACTTCATCTCTCCAGCCTTTGCCTGTCCACCATTCCAGGCCACGACTATAGGCTTCCCCCCGGAACCAAATCCGGGGAGTTTCCTTTGCCGTGGGGAATCGATTCATTCCCTTAAAATTGACTAATCCAACAACCCTCAGGATATCAATCCAATTCCAGGCAGTATTCTGCCAGGATGCCAGTGATTCGGTGAATATTACCACCGATTTACTGATTGTATTGGTTCCAGGAGAGGGCAGACAACCGGAACGGATCAGCAAACGAAGAAACATCTTCATTAGCTTTTCCGGACCATAGGTTGACTGATCATCCCCACAACGTATAGAAGGATATATCCTTTTAACGTGTGGGGTGTCCGTTGAGATCAAAGTCAGATCTAACTCAGAATCAAGAAGAGGGGGTGAATCAAAAGTCTCAAAGAGAGTTTCAGCTAAACGAAGCCAGAAACCCTCATAGAGGTTTAAGATGCCCCAAGATTCGGGGGTGCCCATAAGCATTCCCCGAAGTTGAAGTTCTTCAGTTCCGTCCGGGAACATCAAAACACTGGACATAGCAACTCGATAAGAGAGAAACTTCAGAATTCTCCAATAACCCTTATTTGCCTGAAAGGCCGCATCAGCGGCCCCCCGGGCAAGGGCATTGCAGACCCCAGAGTGGAATGTATCCGTAGCAGAGGACAAGTCCAGCGACAGCCAGACAAAGTCCAAATCTAAGGGAGTCTTAAAAAGACTCTTCAGGTGACCGGCAGATGATTTATCCCGATCTCCCAATATACATTCCTCGTCACTGGAAAGTAAGTCGTAAAGGTAAGTACGAAAAATGTGACCCAAGGATCCACTATATGCAGATCCAACGGTAATCACTCTTGCTTTGGCTCCGTCATCTTCCACAGTATCCACCCGATAGGATGGTTCTGAATGAAAGATGTCGAAGTCAGGGTCAAGACAGGGATCTTCCGGATAAACCATCCAGAAGGGATTCCCTGATTTTGAAGTACGGCCTTCCTCAGTAAGGATCATGGGTATTCCCGAGAAACATCTCCGGAAAAGATAGTCCCCGTTTTCATATGCAGCTCCGAAGAGATACATTTGAAACAGGAGTTCTTTGGCTCGTCCAGAATTTGTTGAAAAGACCGTGTCGCCTGTAGGCCACACAACATTAACAACATCTTCTGGATTCGAGCCAAGGAACAAAGGACCATCTTCCCACTCATCCTCTTCCACTGGGGGAAGTGCTTTTTCATTAAACACTTCTCGACCCCAGATATCAAAATATTGATTTCTGGGCTTTCCAATGATTTTCCAATGGGGATCCTTCGACAAAAACGATCGAAATTCGGTCGTTAGTAAGTAGGATTTTCCTCCATTCTCTCTTGTGTTCTCTAAACAGGAACTGGCGCTGAAAGACGTAGAAAGAGAAGAAAACGTATTCTTCCCAATCTTCGTCCGTGCCCAGTTGAGACTGTACTCAAAGGCCTTCATGATCAAAGGTTCCGGTAAATCTATCGGATTCCTCATGAAGGTTCGGAACTTTTCCAGACTTTTTAACTTAATTGTCTGGTCAGGTTGACCGAAGCCCTTTTTAGCTAAATGCAGCTGAAAAAGGCTCTGAGAGTGCCAGTCTGGCTCATAGAAGGAGTTCTTTCTTGGACCACAGGTTGCTCTTAAAATCTTTAAGTGACCCCTGGCCCATGGAAAGCTCATCCAATTATCTGAACTTAAACCGATCAGGCCTCGAATGTATTCGGGCCTAGCATCTTCGTTTAGAGGAAAAGTACTATAGTAATTTCCCCAATCCGTAAGACGCTTCGTTAATTTCAGAAGACTATGATAGCCCTGATAAGAGAACGTCTGAACCACCCAACGAAAGAAGGTCTGCAGACCTTCTATTGTTTTGCGGTGTTTAGATGGAA